TGTTTTGATCCGCTTCACCAGCTTCGCTGATTCCTTTTACAAATACATACAATTTCAAATGATTTCTTTCTCCATCCTTTTCATTGTATGATCGGTATTCTCCAAAGAGCGTGATTCTGCCTCCTACATGATCCCAGATCTCTCCTGCCAGTTCTTCCGGTACCTGGATCGGTATCACATCCAGCACTCCGCTAGTCCGCATAATTTCTATAACCGATGTATAAATTTTCCTGCCGCCCCTTGCAGTCAGCAAATATGTTGGTTCCTCTACGATTTTTCCTGTGATCTTTACGTTGTTCTCTTCCATCTTCTACTCCATTTCCAGCCCGGCTAATGCTTTTAAAATCTTCCCGCCATTGCTCTCTTCATCTGCCGGTGTTTTTACAGTCAATAACATTCCAGTCTCATTTACCCACAGGACGAAATATCCCATTCCCATAGGTCCTGTCGGAAAGTCTTCATACTCACCTGTTTCGGATAGCCTTACCAATTCCAGAATTTGATCTGGTATGTAACTCATCTCTTTTGTCTCTACATTCTGTAACACTGCCATTCCCCTGTATTTGATTTCTGTATCCTCATACCGGTCTCTGGCTGATAACCATTTCTTGTATTCCCACTCATCCCTTACTTTTAGTTCATACTGCTTTTCTCCCTTTTCATAAGCTCTGTATACTTCGCCTTCTTCCGGAAGATCCCCTACAAGTTCAATGACTGCTGCCTTATTCTTGCTTGTAAAGTCCTTCTCATATACAAATAATATCCAATAGGCTCCCTGTATGAAGTACGTTTCCTCTTTCTTTCCTACAGTGAGTCCTGCACCTTTCCATGCATCCTTCAATATTCTCTTAAATATGCTCGTCTTAATAAACATGATGCTCCTTTCCTCTCCCAGAGTTATCTGGGAGATAATGTGATGGCTTACGACAGGTTTTGTGACGTACCTGCTGTTGTATCTTCACGGCACTTGGCCGGAGATGCTATAAAAATTGGAATCCTGGATGTCCTTCTTTCTGCTTTTCATTTTGCGGTTCTTTCATCAACTCCTGCTGATCCAGATAATTCTTCTTGCTGATCTTCATCCAGTCTTTCCTTGTGTGTGACTTCTCATATTCCCTCTGTGCGATCTCGCAAAGCAGTTCTCTTGTCTTTCTGCAATTATGTACAGCTTCTTTTCCGCTTTTATGGTGCGGTTCACACAAATACACTTTCAATCCCTCGGCTTCCGATAGAATTCTCATCCCGGATCCAAACAATACATGGTGTTCCTCGGTATACTGCTGCCGATAGTCTCCATACAGATTGGCACAGAGATAGCACACGCCCTTTTCTGTGTTCAAAATGCTTTTCGGATGGCTGATTCTCTTTTTCTTCTTTTTCGGCTTAGGAAACGCCATATCACTATAATCAATACTCATAAAGTAATCACTTTCTTTTTCCAGTTGTCCCATCCGCCTTTTGGCCAGGCAAATTCTTTCTTCAGAAGCTGCATGATTTTCTCCGGATCCCCGGATTTTAAGATGTCTTCTATGACTTCTCCTTCCTGGACCACCTCTTCTGTGATCTCATGTACCTGTTTTTCTTCTTCCGGAAGATTCATAACCGGAGCATCCGGCATCAGTTCCGGATAATCTTCCACTTCCATCTGTCCCGGAATCTGTTCTTCTGTTTCTTTTGGCTCTTCCAAAGTTTCCTGTGCTTTTGCAGGTTCTGCCTTTTTCTTTAATGGTTCCGTCTTTAAGACTTCCCTCTCTTTCTTTTCTCTCAGCGGCATCTGATAAACTCTTTCATAGGCTTCTGAATCAGAAGTCTTCCTGCCTTCCGGATAAAAGGTCTGTTCAAATGTTTTGGCCAACTCCAGATAGCTGATCTCTTCTGGTTCTCCCCTGCCGTTGTATGGCATGATCCGAATCTGAAATTCACTGAATAGTGCATTTGCAAATTGCATCCGAAACATTCGGAATTTTGTTGGAGCTACAATTCCCATGATCTCCCGGTTAATCGTACTTTCTCCTTTTGGCTCGTCTTCCCATATCCATTTAGCCATTTTTTCAAAGCAGCCTTTTCCCTCTCCTTTGAAAAATTCATACACTAACGTTTCCGTCCAGCTTCCATGGTGTTCTTCTGGTGCGATGTCGCACAGGCTCATCTGCGGCGAATAACGATCTTCTGTTTCCCGGATAACTTCTTTTACTTCCCGGATTTCCCGTACCGTGGCATCTCTTGGTACCACTTCCCGCACTTCTTCCGGCAATGCCAACATTTCAGACAGCTTACTGCTGCCATATCCCCGGTATTTCTCCTGAATTTCCGGGCTGTTCCCGTCAATACTGTATGTATCGTTGATCTGCATAAACCGGATGGCCCACGTCCTGCTGATATTGAAGGTTTCTTTTGCAAACTCAAACACATCCGCATACCCCTTCTCTTTATAAAACTCTGCGTCTCTGGTCTTTTTTAAGAGATACCCGACTTTAATGTATCCCTCTGCGATATGTTCCAGTTCTTTCCGTAATGCAATTTCTACCCCCTGCAGTGTACTGATTGTCTGTAATTCTTCCATCTATCCAGCTTTCCTTTCTGTACGTTTCAACTTCTTTCTTTTGAATAGCTCAACAAATTCTTTGACTTCCTCTGTCATGTCTCCGTTATATTTTGCCCGACACTGGATCATAACCCCATTGTTTACCTCCATGGTGTAAAACGGCGTCTCCGGATCCTGCTTCTTTCTCAGGAACAGGATCGTTGTCTCACCTTTGGCCACCCGGTCAATGTACGTGGCAACACAATGATGCATGGCATTTCCCTCCTGCCTGATTTCATGGATCCGTTTCGGAAGTCTCAACACAAATTGTTCTGTTTCCATTTCCAGATAGCTGTCCCGTTTTCTGTATTTCTCGTACTTTTTGTCTTTTTTATTGTCCAAATCCTCTTTTGCTTTTATTTCTCGTTCTCTGCTCTCTTCAATCAACTCTTCATGACGCTGTTCTAAATTCTTCGGAAATAAGATCCACGACTCTCTCATGTTGTATCCCAGTTCCTCTGCCATCTTCAGATAATCGTGATAGTCCACGGCTCCTCTCTTGTCTTCTCCTAACACTTCTTTGATGTACCGTTCCATCTTGTGAATGGTGGTATACCGGATGTATCTAGTGAATTTTCTCTGAAGCCTTGCAAAAAACTGAATCTGCCGCCATGTTGGATGTAATCCCTTCTCCTGCATTTCATAAGTGGTGTTATATTCCCTTACACTTGGATTCTTTCCAGCCAACAGCTGGTAATATTCCCCGCTGAGCCCTAATATCTTTTTGCAGGACCGTTCTTTCTTCTTTAAGTATCCTGTGTTGTACCCCTGCATTTCTTCTTTGACAATTCTGTAAAACCCGCACTTTACCAACTGTTCGATTCCAGGCATACGCCGGTATCCATCTATATATTGATCCAAATACATTTTTTCTCGATATTTCCCACGTTTCACAAAACATTCCATTGCAGAATACTGAAACGGTGTTCCTTTTAAGATCTGTTTGAGATTCCGGTTATAAAGGATCGCTTCATGCTCTACCACTTTATAATATCTCCATCCGTCTCTGTAACACCACCGAACCCAGTCTGTCTGCTTATACTGTTCATATTCAAATTCATGAATCTTTTTTAAATTCCGGTCATACGTGATCCGTATCAGCTCCCAGTGCCCGCCGTTTTCCTTTTGTCCATTCCTGAATTTCCGATAGCACTCAAAATATCGGTATACATATCCCTCTTTTGTTTTCTGCAGGAGCCCTGCATACCCTCTTGCATTGACATTTCCGCCTTTCTTTCGGCTTCTGTAGGTAACAGGATGCTTGCAGGATGGGCATTCTCCCGCGTCTCCATAGTGTGGATTCCGGATTTTCACTTCTCTTCCACAATGTGTGCAATGCCCTTTTGTTACTTTTCTTCCGGCATCATAAAACAAGTACTGGGGAAGGACTTCCCTGTCTACAAAATCATCAAAATCTTTCGGCAGTTCCGGCACCAGCGCCATCTCAGAATCAATTTCATCAATCTCTTTTCGTCCTTTACTATAGCTTTGCCATCTTGCGATTGCTGCACGTGGCTCTTCCTTTCCGTTGTGACAAAATTCTGTGATCCGTTTTCGGTCCTCTTCTCGTATCCATACTTTATTATCACCGTACCAGTACCCTTCTTGTATCTCGCCCCACCCCTCCATGTAACTTAAGTTATCTATTTTTGCAGTTCTCCACTTCTCACACAGATTGTCGTAAGTGTAGTACTTGTTTTCTTCCAAAAGGAATACCCGATATTTCGGATGCGCTGTGCCATCCAAGATCATATTTCTTGTAAATACATCGATCTCCAGAACAGTTCCTGTCCTCTTTGTTCGATAAAACCAATAATATGTTGCACTCCACACAGGTGCTCTTCCGCATCTTAGTACCTTATTCCCTTGATCTTCCCTGACTGTCTTTCGCATCGTTTCCGTTACTTTTAACTCTGGAAGCTTTAATAACTCTCCTCTTCTCATTTCTCCGCCTCCAGATAGTATTCTTCTGCCATGGCAAATACTTCCAGATCCGGCATTGCCACCATTTGTGCCCCTCTTCTTTCTTTGACTCTTTTTTCTGCTTCTTTTCGGATATTCTGCAGACATTCTTTGAGTGTCCGGTTCTTTCTTCTTACTGCTCTGGCCAGAATTTCTTTTTCAAAACATCTCATAGACAGATACGACACGATCTCTCCTGCCGGCATCCCGTCTGTTTCCTCCTTTAACTCAACCTGCAGCTTTCCGATGGCCGCATTTACTGAATCTACCAGTTCTTCCGACAGATGCTGCTCATATACTTCCCGGATTCCATCCGGAATCCCGTTTTCCTCTGCCAGCACTTTTAAATGCTCCAGATCCTGCTCCTCCAAAAGTCCTTTTGCACATGCATTCAATTCTTCTACGGAATCAAAATTTCCAAATACATCAAACATGCTGTTTTTCCTCCAGTAATTTCTCTAATTTTTCCACGTAATCGTGATGTTTACTAAATCTGACGGCTATTTCATGCCGTTCTGCCAGTTCCTGATACTGCTGCCACAATTCCTGGTTCTTCACCTCTTCCCCGGACGGTTTTCTCCATTCCGCCCGCTTCCACTGCTCCGGCTTCCCGTTTTCGATCATGTTCTTGATAAAAATACAGTCCGTATACAGGGTCACATTGCACGGCGCATTTAGTATTTTCAAGGATTTCACGATTCCAAGCAGCACCAGACGATAATAGGTCGTCTCCTGTTCTTCCCCGCAAATTCCTTTGACTGCCGGTCCTTTGCTTGTCTGACATTCCATTGCGGCCGCCCATCTTCCATCTTTGATACATGGACCTGTCAGACTTGTCCTTATGTAAATATTTACCTCTTTCATATCAAATTCTCCTGTTCAAACGGATCAGGATGTATCTTCGGTATTTGTATCCTGTTACCGGATTGATTCCTTCATGGTACGTCTCTTTATCCAGATAGTATCCTTTCGGCAGCTTCGGTTCGTCTTTCCATGTTTTCCTTTTGTAAACCTTCACTTCTGCCACTGGAATTTTTAAATTCCTACTGCAGGAGTACCGGCTCTCTTTCAGCTTGTTTTCTCCGTCCGGCGTTTTACTTAAATACTCAGCCAGTTTCCGCAATCCGCCCTCGTCATACAACAGATCGGTGTGGACGCCTCCCTTTTCCCATGCTTTGCGCATGATCAGATCTGCATCCGGAATCCGGTTGATGACCAGATGGTGATGAACCCCACCCCGACTTCCAATCTCGGTATGCAGCATCCATTTCAACTCCACTTCCTGTCTTTTGTATTGGGTACGTACTTTTTGAATCCACTTTCGGATATCTTTGGCCGCCTCTTTCATGTCCTGTGGCCTGTTCTCCAATTTATAAGTCAATGTCACCCAGTAGTCATTCTCCTGGAAATTCAGCTTCATCTTTCTCCAGCACTGCCGTTCTTTATTCCACTGATTCACCTTCCTGATCTGCTCCGGTGTGGCTTTCTTCTTTTTCTCTCTTGGCATTCCCGGAGCACCATATCTTCCATTGTGATACTCCATCACTTCTCTGATGTCTCCCAGGTCATAACTCTTTTGTTTATACATCCTGTTTTGCTCCTAAGTTTAATATGCTTATCAAGTTTAAAACGGGAGCTTTTT